CGGGTAGATCGCGGGATCACGAATAGAACGCTTGTTCTAGTGGGGAATTAGTGACGAAGCGCGACGGGCAGCTCGAGATATGGCGGGGCCGCGGAGCCCACCGCAACGCCCACGCGGTCGAGCGGACCATCGCCGCACTCCGCCGGGCGGATCGGCTCGAGGCCGTCGACGCGGGGCTCGTCGCAGCTGCGCGGACACTCGCCCGCGCGCTCGACGAGGCCCCTAACCCCTACGTCGCGGGCACGGTCGCGCGGGTGCACCTCGAGGCCCTCCGCCTCATGGCGGGCCGCCCCGCCCCGGAGCCCGACGAGCTCGATGCGTTCCTCCGCAGTCTCGCCCGCCCCGCCTCGGTACGCCACCCCGCGGAGTAGCGACCGCGAAACCCTCGGGCCCGCGGTCGCACGAGTCGGGGCGATCCTGGGCGCGGTCCCGCTCCCGTGGCAGCGTCTCGTGATGGACACCGCGCTAGAGCTCGAGGCCGACGGCCGCCCCGCGTTCCGGGAGGTCCGGGTCACGGTCCCCCGCCAGCAGGGCAAGACCGGCGGGCTCCTCCTGCCCGTGATGGTGCACCGGGCCCTCGGGGGGGTCGACGGCCGACCGCAACGGATTCTGTATACGGCCCAGGACCGGAATCACGCGCGGGAGAAATGGACTGAGCACGTCGAGCTCCTCGACCGCTCGCCGCTCCGCCGTCTCTACACCGTACGACGTAGCAACGGCTCCGAGGCGATCCGATGGCGCACCGGGTCGGTGCACGGGGTCACCGCGTCGGGCGAAAAGTCGGGCCACGGATTCACCCTTGACCTGGGGGTGATTGACGAGGCGTTCGCCCAGGTCGACGACCGGCTCGAGCAAGCATTCCGGCCCGCGATGGTGACGCGCCCCTGGGCGCAGCTCTGGGTCGTGTCGACGGCCGGTACCGACGAGTCCGTATTCCTGCGGGAGCGGGTCGAGGACGGCCGGGCCCGGGTCGACGCGGGCAGTCGCTCGGGGGTCGCGTACTTCGAGTGGTCGGCCGCCGACGACGCGGCCGTCGACGATCCCGCGACCTGGGCGGCGGCCATGCCCGCGCTCGGCACGCTCATCGACGAGGCGACCATCCGGGCCGACCTCGAGGCGATGGACGAGGGCGAATTCGCCCGGGCCTATCTCAACCGATGGCGGCCCGGCGGTACTCCCGTTTTCAGTCTCGCCGACTGGGTAGGCTGTCTCGACCCCTCGAGCACGCTCGCATTCGAGCCCGCGTTCGGGGTCGACGTCGCCCCCGACCGGGGCCATGCATCCATCGCGGTCGCGGGCGGCCGCCCCGATGGCCGGGTGCACCTCGAGCTCGTCGAGCGGCGGGCCGGTACCGACTGGATACCCGCCCGCATCGCCGAGCTCGTCGACCATCACAACCCGACCGCGGTCACGCTCGACCCGGGCGGCCCGGCGGGCTCGCTCGTCACCGAGCTAACCCGACTGCCCCACGTTCCGCCGCTCCTCCTCGTGACCGGGCGGCAGTACGCCCAGGCGTGCGGTGCGCTCTATGACGACGTGTCGACCCGGCGGATCGCCCACCGCGGCCAGCCCGCGCTCGACGATGCCGTCGTCGCGGCTCGCCGCCGCTCGGCGGGCGACGCATGGCAGTGGGCCCGGCCCCCGGCCGGGGTCGACCCCTCGCCGCTCATCGCCGCGACCCTCGCCCGGTGGGGCTGGGCGAACGCGCCCCGACTGTCGCCGACGATCTACTGACCCGCTCACCCGTTGCGCTTGCAACGGTGGTCTATGCTCCCGCCCGTGCCGGGGCTCGAGGGTTTCGTACAGGGCTGGCGTCGCTTCTGGAATCCGCGACCCTCGGAGTCGGACCTCGGCGGGCAGATTCAGTACGCCGTCGATTCGCGCGAGCTCGGGCTCGCTGATTTCAAGTCGCTGCCCGCGGTCGCTCGGGCCCGCTCGCTCATCGTGTCGCTCATCGGCGAGCTCGAGCCCGTGGCATGGCGCGACGGCTACCCGCTCCCCGAGCCGCCCGTCGGGCCCGGACAACCCCGCATCGTCGTCCGGCCGCAACCCGCCTCGACCCGCGACGCGTTCCTGGGCTCTATCGCGGGCGAGCTCTTCGACCACTCGAACGCGTACCTATGGCTCCCGATCACCGGCCGCAATTCGCAGGGGTTCCCCGACACCGCGGTCGTGATGCCGTTCGAGCGGGTGCGCGTGGAATGGGACGAGGGGCACCTCTTCCGGCGGTACTTCGACACGCGCGACGGTCGCGAGCTCCTCATCGGTCGCGACCTGGTGCACATCGAGCTCCCGGGCCGCCGCCCCGAAGAGCTCCTCGTACCCTCGAAGTTCGAGACGAACGCCGACGCGCTCGCCCGCATCCTCGCCGCCGAGCTGTACGCGGCGGAATGGTTTAGCAATGGCGCGGCCCCCTCGGGCACGCTGACATTCGCAGGCACCCTCACCGACGCGGCGGCCGCCGAGGTCAAAGCGAAATGGATTGAGAATCACCGCGACCACTCGCCCGCGGTGCTGCCCCAGGGCTGGGAATTCGACGAGTCGACGGGCAACCCCGAATCGTCGCAGCTCCTCGAGACCCGTCGGGCGGGCGTGCTCGAGGTCGCGCGTATCTGGGGCATCGTGCCCGCCGAGCTCCTACTCGCCGAGCTCGGCGGCAGCTCGCTCACCTATCAGAACATCGCGGGGATGCTCGACACGTTCATGAGGGTTACGGGACAGCCCGAGTACGTCTCGCCTATCGAGGCCGGGCTATCGGACCTCGTGCCCTCGACCCAGGTCGTGCGGTTCGACCTGGGCGAGCTCTTCCGTCTCGCCGAGGCCGACCGGGTGCCCCTCGAGGTCGCGGCGATCACTGCCGGTATCTACACGCTCGAGGAGGTCCGACGGTCGCGCGGCCTACCGCTCGAGTCGGCCCCGCGCATTCCGCCCGAGCTCGCCCCGACTCCACGCATGGAGGTGCCCGCGAATGTCTGAGCTCCTGACCCGCGACCTACCGGCGACGTTCGAGGTGCGCTCGGAGCCCGAGCGGATCATCGAGGCCCGGCTCTTCCGCTGGGGCGAGATCGCGCAGACACCCCAGGGGCCCGAGCGTTTCGTGCGCGGCGCGTTCAAGGGCATTGACCCGGAATCCGTGACCATCGAGGCCATCGGGCCCCACGGCGCGGCCCCAGGGGTACGGCTCGCGGGCCGCGGGGTTTCGCTCGAGGAGCGCGAGGACGGCCCCTACTTCGCGGGCCGGGTGAGTCGCACCCGGGCGGGCGACGAGCTCCTCGAGCTCGTGCGTGACCGCGTATATCGCCGCGTGTCGGTCGTGTTCGAGCCCGTGCCGGGCGGCTCGAGGCGGGGCCGAGACGGGGTAACCGACCGCACCCGGGCGAACCTCGCCCGGGTCGGCATCGTCGAGCGTGGCGCGTATGCGAGCGCGGAAGTGCTAGCCGTGAGGAGTGCAGACATGACGACCGAGACCGAGCCGAGGCCCGTGCCCGATCCGACCCCCGAGCCCGTGCCCGATCCGACCCCCGAGCCGCCCGCGGGGCGGGTCGAGGTGTTCGCCCGCATGGACGAGCTCCGCAACGACCTCATGGGGCGGATGGTGGCCCTCGAGGGCCGCGGCTCGGGCGGCGGGGGCGGCCCCCACGTGCTCGCCCGCTGGGAATCGTTCGGCGAATTCGCCGACGCGGCCTACAGCGACCCCGAGGCCGCCCCGCTCCTGGCCCGCGTGCTCGCCGATCAGCTCACGACCGACAACCCCGGAGTGGTTCCGCCGTCATGGGCGACCGAGGTCGCGGGGCTCCTCGAGCGGCCCCGCCCCGCCATCACCGCGCTCGGCGGCCCCGAGTCGCTCGGCGATTCGGGCATGGAGCTCGACTGGCCGTACCTCGATCCGGCCCTCAATCTCGATACGGTGGTCGCCAAGCAGACCGCCGAGAAGACGCAGATCGCGTCGGTCAAGGTCAAGCTCCTCAAGGGCTCACAGCCTATCGACACGTACGCGGGCGGCTCGGACGTGTCCTACCAGCTCATCCGGCGCAGTCGCCCGGCCTACCGTGAGGCCTATCTCCGCATCCTCGCCATCTGTTACGCGCGGGCGACTGAGGCCGCGTTCGAGGCGCAGCTCCTCGCGGTGGCGGGCTCCTCGCTCGTGCTCACCGCGACCGCCACGGCGGATCAAGTCCGCGCGTTCCTCTTCGCCGCGAGCTCGATTGTCGAGGATGCGACCGGCGCACCCGCGACCGTCGACCTCGTGAGTCCGACCGAATTCGCGCGGCTCGGCGGGCTCGCGGGGCTCTACCCCCAGGCCTACGGGACGTCGAACGTCCCAGGCACCGCCCAGGCCTCGACCCTCTCGATCAACGTGTCCGGGCTCCCGATCATCCGGGCCCCGTTCCTGACGGGCAATACCCACATCGTGACCAACGACGAGGCCGCGTCATGGCACGAGGACGGGCCCTTCCCGATCTCGGCCGAGGACGTCGCGAAGCTCGGCCAGAATGTCGCAATCTGGGGCATGGGCACCGGCGCGACGACGGCCCCGAAGGGCATCGTCAAGAGCACCCTCACGACCGCGCGCGGCTCCGAGTAGGGCTCGCCCGGTGGAATGGGTCGACGGGGCTACGATCCTCAAGCGGGCGGGGGCCGGAGCGGCCCCGCCCGCCGACGATGCCGAATGGGCCGATATCTGTGCCGAGGCGGTTAACGCGGGGCTCGACGCGCGCCTCGATGGGGCGGTCTGGGTCACGCCGCCGCCCCTACCCCCGGAGCTCGTCTTTGTGGCCCAGGTCGCGGGGGTCGAGGCGTTCAAACGTCGTGAGGCGGTATTCGGGGTCACGGGCTACGTCGATCTGCAGGGGGCGGCCGTCCGCATCGCCCGCGACTATCTCGACGCCCAGGCCCCGATCATCGCCCGGTACGCGACCCGCGGGCTCGCGTGAGTCGGCTCATCCAGTCCCGCGCGCTCATCCTGGGGGCCCTCGAGGCGGCCGCGATCCCGCACGCCACGACGGGCAAGTTCGCCGCCCCGTGCGTGCTCGTCGAGGCGGGCGAGCCGTGGGCCGCGGTCGACCTCAGCATGGGGGCCCGCCGCACCGGCCGATGGCGGCTGACCCTCGTCGCGGGCCGGGCCGATAGTGCGGGCTCGCTCGAGCGGCTCGCCGAGCTCGTCGACGACACCGACACCGCGCTCCTGACCGTGCCCGGGTTGCAGCTCCCGACATGGGCCCGGCCGTTCGACATGCAGCTCGACGGGGCGGCCTACGCCGCCACGAATGCGACCGTTCAGCTCCTGACCCCGACCCCGTTGGAGGTGCTCCCGTGACGACTCCCCTGTTCATGCGCGATGTCTCGCTCACGCTGAAGCTCACCGCGGGCTCCCGCGTGCAGTTCAACTGCGACGTCCACACGGCCGAGGTCGTGACCGAGCCGGGCGATACCGTCGACTATCAGACGCTCTGTCCGACCGGCTCGTTTAGCTCGCAGGGCAAAGCGACCTACACCCTGCACCTCGTCGCGGCCCAGGACTGGACCCCGACCGGGCTGGCGCGCTTCCTGTGGGACAACGACGGGGCCCTCGCTGATTTCCAGTACCAGGCCCACGGGGCCGCCGTCATC